AGATCGTGCAACGAAAACTAAAACAGGTGTCAGCGTTGATGTGACACCTACAGAACTTGATCACTTGATTAGCGAATGTGATTGGTTTGTTTACAACAACTCGCCTGATGGGTCAAGTGATGATCGCAAAAACTTTAACAACTTAACTAACCAAGTGAAGTCTTTACGCAAAGTTAAATCTTTGAATGATCCCAATGTTTGGAACTTCACGAGGGCTTATGAGTTCACGAGGGCTTATGAAAACTAAAGTGACTTGCCAGTGCGCAGTTTGCGGTGAACAGTTTAAGAACATTACTGATCATATGATTCACTATGTTAAAGCACACGATGAAGGCTTCAAAGAACACGGACAGCGCAGACGCAGAGGCATTTCTTGTCGTGGTTGCGCAAAACAGTTGCCTGCGAATGTGTTTGAATGCAAAGATTGCGGTTGGCACGAATGATTTTAATTGGCGATGTTCGAACAAGTCTCAAGAATCTTGCAGATGGTTCTGTTCAATGCGTTGTGACTTCGCCACCTTATTGGGGTTTGCGTGATTATGGGCGTGACGATCAGATTGGTTTAGAAGCAACACCTGAACTTTATGTGTCGGCACTTGTTTCTGTGTTCAATGATGTGCGCCGAGTGTTGCGTGATGATGGAACTCTTTGGTTGAATCTTGGTGATAGTTATGCAGGTAATAATTCTCGTGCTTCAAATAATGGTCGTGCAGGTTATGGTAATGCGAGAGAAGGTGTTTTCGAACGAATTGGTGATGGGCTCAAAACGAAAGATTTAGTTGGTATCCCTTGGCGAGTTGCGTTCGCTTTGCAGGCTGATGGTTGGTATTTAAGACAAGACATAATTTGGCACAAACCAAATCCTTTACCTGAATCTGTTAAAGATAGATGCACGAAGGCACACGAATATATTTTTTTGCTGAGTAAGTCACCTCGATATTATTTCGATTACGAAGCAATTAAAGAACCCACTGTGAACTCGTTAGATAAAAGAAATCGCCGTGATGTTTGGACTGTGCCAGTTAAACCATTTAAGGGCGCACACTTTGCAACATTCCCAACCAGTCTTATTACACCTTGCATACTTGCAGGCTGTCCTGAAGGCGGTGTCGTTTTAGATCCATTTTTTGGTGCAGGTACGACAGGTTTGGTGGCTCAGAAAAATAATCGTAAATGGATTGGCTGTGAACTGAACGCAGATTACGCTCGTATTGCTGAGAATAGAATCATCAATGATCAAAACATATTTCAAGAGGAGTCATAATGAAGAAACGAAAATTAGATTTCGTTGATACTTACGAAGAAGGTCTTACAACGCTGGTTGTTTATTTAGTGATGATCACTGAACCAAAAATTTATGATTATGATCTGTTTCACAAAAAGTATTTTGCAGATAAAAGCATTAACCAATTAGTGGCAGACTCTTTGAATCGAATTGAACGATTACGGCTCAACTCTGCAACACCCTTGAGCGATAATTAGTTCACCCTAAACAAATACCTGAGGAGGTAAATAATGCAACGAATACTGAAAGAGAAACACGGAAGCAAAGAATGGCTTCTTAGTAGATGGCGTGATGAGCAGGATAGGTGCATCTTTGGTGCATCTGATGTGCCAGTTTTGATGGGTGCGTCACCGTATAAAACTCGTGGCGAACTTTACGCTGATAAACTTAACGAGCCAGTAGTGCAAGCAGATTCAGCAGTTTTTAGGCGTGGGAATCTTTTAGAGAAACCTTTACTTGAGGCAGCTTCAGACTTTCTTGGTGTAAACATTTCTACGCCTGAGTGGATTTATCGTGAAGATAGATTCTCTGTGTCGCTTGATGGTGTTGATCATTGGGAAGAACCGAGCGTTGTCGTTGAAGCAAAAACAACTACACGCTATTCAATTAACGATGCAACAGATTTGCCTGCTGAGTGGTTGTGGCAAGGCTGGACACAGCAAGCAGTATTGAATTGTCCCGTTTGGTTCAGTGTTCTTGACCGTGACCTAAAGATCAGTATGGTTTGCTGTCCTGAGAATCCTGAGGCAATAGATAGTTTACGATTAGAAGCAGAAGTGTTTGGCGATTGGATTGATCAGGGCGTTGTGCCTGATGAAGAGTTAAACAACTTTTCTGCTGATGACATCACACGAATCTATAAAGTTGAACCAACAAGCGTTGAACTTGATGTTGTGGTAATTGATTGGTTGATTGCTTTAGAAGATGCTAGAGCGCAAAGCAAACAAGCAACAGAGTTAGAGACTAAAGCGAAAGATGCGATTGCGCAAATGTTGAAAGGCAACGAAGTTGGTTTAGTAAATGGTGTGCAGGTTGTTTCTTGGAAACAGCAGGCAGGCAAAATGTCTTTTGATATTGCTCGATTAAAGAGTGAACAACCTGAGTTAGTTAAAGAATATGAGAAGCAAGGCAATCCCTATCGTGTGATGAGAACGCACAGAAAGAAGGCAAAATAATGAGTAATGAAACAGAATCGCTAATGCTGAAAGCAGTGTTAGAGCAGTATGCAACACCTGATCCAAAGATCGTTGGAATGATTACCAAGAATGGTGTCAATCTTGACTTTGTAGGTCACGCAGAGATCACAAGAATCTTGATCGAGATTGACCCGTTATGGAATTGGCAACCTGCTGCTTGGATTGATGGCAGACCAGCAATTCACGAATCTAACGGTGTCGCTTCGATGTGGGGCAATTTAACTTTGCTCGGCAAAACTCTTACAGGTGTGGGTACAGCAGCAACAGTTATGACCACTCGTGCTGGTGAGAAGTTCAACAAACCCGATTACGAGAAAGAATTGATCGGTGACTTCTTAAGAAATGCTGCGATGCGCTTTGGTATTTGTTTGAGCCTGTGGTCTAAACAAGATCGAGAACAACCAGCGACAACGCCTGCACCTATTCAAGAAGCAAAACAAAATCACCCTGCTAGTCCAATGACGATTAAACAGATTGAAGAAGTGTTTACGAAGCCTGCAACTGTTACTTCTATTGGCGGTTTAGTTTCAGATAAGCAGAAGGGTTTGATTTCTAAGTTGGCTAAAGAAAAATTAAACGGCGATGTTGTGCCGTTGATTCAAGAAATGTTTAACAAAGAGAACTTAAACACTTTGACAACTAAAGAAGGTTCAGAGTTGATTAAACATATTATGAATCTGCAAACTGGCGCACCTGAAGAACCGTTTTAACTGATGACCGTTGAAGATGCTGCTTGCAGAAAGATGGCTGGCAGTATCTTCTTCCCTGATCATCGTATTTTGAATGATGATCGTTGGGATATTCCTAGATTGGTTTGTGCTGATTGTTCGGTGAAGTCTGAGTGTTTAGAAATGGTGTTGCAATTTGAAGATACTGATGACAAGTGGGGAATGTTTGGTGGCAAAACACCTGCTGAACGGCGTGTGATCAGAGATGAAAGGCGCAGAGTTCGATGAAGGCAAGATTGTGTTCGTGTTTGATTAAACGAGTCGTACCGCAGAAACCTTTTTGTGGCGAGGAAGAACCTGATGATGAGTGATGAACGAAAAGGCGATTGCCAAGGCAACAAAGAGAAGTGCACGCTGACAGATTGCCCAAAGTTTGGGACACTTGGCAGACTTTCTAAAGATGGCAAAAAGCGTGTTAAAGGTTGCGCTGACCCGACAGCAAGAGGTAAACGATCTCGCACAAAAGGATTGAGTAAACAGCGTGTCGCTCGTAAGCGTCTAGGTGTAGCACCTTCAAACAAGTTTGGTGACGCTAACGAAGAAAACTGGCAAGATGTGCTGTTCGCAAATGAAGTGAAAGCAGGCAAGCAGATAGGCGCAGTTGTCACTGCGTGGGGTCGTATAGATGCGCAGGTGCGTTCTAACGAGGCAGATTACGGTTCGAGGCGTAAACCTACTAGAGCGATTCTGATGCCTGACGATTGGGGCAAAGAAGGTTTGGTAATTATCAAGTTGAGCACTTGGGAAGAATTAGTTCGACCTGCGATGCACGAATTCTATGAAGGCACAGCGTGAGCAAAGTTTTTAGCCAAGAACATTATGAGCAAGACGATTGGGCAAAGTTTCAGATCGTTGAATGGCTCAAAATAAAAGGATACAAAGCGTTCATAAATCCTGACAAGTTTGG